AATATGTGCCGCCTGGTGAAGATCGAGGAGCAAACGTACTCGAGGGCGCAACAGTGGGAGCCTTAGTTCCCGCCGCCTTTACTTTACCTAAGATTGCCAAAACATTAATAAAGAAAGTTGACCCAAAAGGATGGGTTTCTGGCATCCAAAAGACGCATGATGTTGCGCAAGCTCAAGCATCCGACATATTTAATTTTGTTAAAGATGAAGCTAAGCAGCGCGGTGTTAGTAAAGTCGATATCGAACCAGGAGTAATTGATGAGGCGGCATCGACTCTAGCGAAGACACGCTCTAATAAAAAATTAATTGAAGATGCAAAAAGTGGTGATTATGATGCGCTGCATAGCTTGCAAGCTGATTTAGGTAAAACAGCAAGACAAAACATCAGCTCTGATTCTTATGCCGACAGAAATTTAGGTTTCGAAATGCTTGATACACGAGACAAAATTAATGAATCTATCCGCGACCGCTTTAAAGAATATGGTCATGAAGATTTAGCAAAACTATTGGATGCTGCAAGTGATAAGTGGAAAAAGCTAAAACAAACTTATTATGAGCATCCAACTATAGCGAAAATGGTATCGCCTAAATCTCGAAAGGTTCCTAAAAATATTGAAGCGGCTTTATCTGAGGAGTCGGTTCCTATGCAGAAATTATTGGATGCTCACCCTGAGATTGCAGAGGGTTTAAAGTTAACATCAGAAAAGAAAAAAATCATGAAGGTATTGAAATTGGGGTTATCCGCGACTGGATTGGGTGGTACGGGATATTTATTAGGTAAGTCCAATTCAGGGAATAATTATCAGGGGAATAGTAATGACTAACTTTGTACGCGCAGCAAACCCAATTTGGTATATGGTGGATACCGCAGGTGTTCCATTAAATGATACTCATTATATATTTTTTCTGACAAATGACCTGCCTTATATTCCGTTGGCTGTTTATCACGACCCTGATGGATTAATACCGTGGTCGAATCCGATTCAATTTCAGCCATCTGGCACGCTGCCAAACAATATATATTTCAATGAAGATAATACTTATCGTATTGAAGTCAGAAAAGGACCGTCTCAAACTGACCCGCTAATTTGGCTAATTGAAGATTTTAGTATCAGCGGAGCATCAGGGGAAGCTGACGCATTGCTGACGGCTCAGAATATCGTAATCAATCCGCAATTTGCAGACGTGGATTTCACACCTACTGGCTACACTTTTACGCAAGGCACGCCAGGCACTTATACTTTGGATGTTGCTCCTGGCTGGCAATTGGTATTGACGGGTGCTGGTACCACGATTTTGACGCAAACTGCGTTGCCTGGTAATAGTGATTTGCCTGGCAATCCTAATTATTATTTGACCATTAACAATAGCGGCTGGACAACGGCCACATTGATTCAGACGTTTGTAAATAATGGTGCTATATTTGGTGATGGTGCGATTGCAATTACGTTCTCTGCATTTGCCACAAGCTCTGGCCAGCCGTTAACAGTTTCTTATGTGCCATCAACAGGTACATCAACGGTGATATTCAGTGGCTCAATCGGTACTGGTACTTTAGAACCTTATTATGGCGCAACCAATTTACCAGCATCCACTAATAGTGACGAAGGTTTAGCGGCTAGCGTTAGTTTTGATTTTACTTTGCCGCCTACTGGCATATTATCTTTTGCCAATATTCAGATTGTTGGTCAAGATACGCCATTATCTGATACTTTTGTTATCCCCAACGGAACAGTACAAGGCAGCGTACCTTCTTATGTTGAGCAGACATACGCGCAGCAAGTTAATGAAGAATTTAATATTTACAAAACCTCAATGTTACAACAAGCAAAATCAAATATTTTAGTCGGCTGGACGTTCGCTTTAAATCCTTGGCAATTTATTACGGCCGCGCCAACATTGGTCACGAATAAATGTCAATACATTGCCGACCAAACGATTCTATATCAAGAAACAGCTAGCGCATTGTCATCTGGTCAAGGTGGAGGCGGCGTTAACTTTGGATTGCAGCTACAAGCTCAAACGGGTACCGCTGCAAATCGATTTGCGATTATTCAGTATATTGATACTGCAACCATTGCGCCGTATTGGGGGCAAAACTTATCATGTTTAGTGCGTGCAGCTATTTTTTCAAGTTTTTCGACAGTAACTAATATAAAAATGAGATTAATCTATCGTTCTAATTTGCCGCCAGCCTTGGGTAATAGTGAACCTATCACGGGGTGGGATTCAAATGGCGATGTAATATTTGCCGCTGGTTGGACAGCAGTAAAGCCGTTAAATGATATTAGTTATCAACTAGGGGCGACTAGCAATAATAATTTACCCGAATACGCATTTAATCAATTTAAGTTACCGACTTCGCCCACTACAAATGCGTATGTTGGCGTAGTTATTTACATCACCACACCTATTAACACGACATCTGGCTTTACTGATATTGTTGCGTTTGATCGTGTTTCATTGACACCTAATGATTATGCTATTGATGCTTCGCCTGAAACCTATGATGAAACACTAAGAAAATGTCAGTTTTATTATGAGAAATCTTATCCTGCTGGCTCAATTCCTGGAACTGCGGTGACAACAACAGGAGTTGTGTCAATATCGGGCGGTTCTTCAAGTGCCAATTTAGGTGGTTTTTTTAGATTTTCATTCGGTCAAAATTTTACAGAAACGAAACGTGTTGCACCTAATCTTTCTTATGCTTCCACTTCTAGTATTACTATTTATTCTTATGATAGCGCAACAGCAGGATTATATAATGCGCAAATTATTAGGAATAATACTAATCCTGCTCCTGTCACAGGTACAAATCCTGCTGACTTTGCAATTAGTCAATTTAATTTGATTAATGTGTCATCTGATAGATTTACTATGCAGCCTTCGAATACTAGTACATCAATTATTACTTTATCAGCAGGTCAAAATGGTGATGAAGCATTACTATCTTATCATTATACCGTAGACGTTAGACTAGGAGTATCAGCATCATGACAACCGCAGCCCCAGTGACACCTTACAACAGTAATTACAGTGGCACGATGCCATTTAGTAATCAAGGCGTTAAGATGACCTTAGCAGCATCGACTGCTTTGTCGTGGACAGTGCCAGGAGCAGCCACTCAGCAATATCGCGCGACTTTCCGCTGCTCATCGACAGCAGAAGTTTGGGTGCGATTAAATGGCACCGCTGCACTGCCAACTAGCAATACGGCAACGGATGTTGTTGGCCAAGAGTTCATACCATTGCATGAACCAAAATATGTTAATGGTGGTGATGTTCTAAGCTTTATTAGCGCAACAACGCCCCAAGTTGGCGTAGCGCTTTTATTAGTGCAAAACAATCCTAACTAGGAGTTATTGAGATGGTGAACACGGTAAAATTTTCACAATTTGCATCTGCGAATCTAAATACAGCAACCAATCGCGTTGCTGGTATCAGTTCACTATCTGGCGGTATCAATACAACTTCACCTGCTACAGTTACATGGACAACAGCAACTAGACCAGCATCGCCTTATAATGGATTGCTTGGGTACAATTCAACGACTGATTTTTATGAATACTGGAATTCAGCAATGAATCAGTGGATACAACTCACGACAGGTGGTGGCACTGTCACGCCAGCGCAGGTGCAGGATAATGTATTTGTTTCTGGTACGGACACGGGTACTGCTAATGCGCATGTCGTTGCATTGAGTCCGCCTATTATTTTAGGTGCTAGTGTTTTTTATGTTATTTTCACGCCAGCGCATACCAATACATCATTAACGCCAACATTGAATGTCAATGGTACTGGCCCTCTATTGATAGTTTTGTATGGCACCAATAATCTTGCAGTAGGAGATTTAGATACATCCGAGGTTGCCATTTGTTATTATGATCCAGCGCAAAACCAGTATGTTTTAACGAATCCAGTTGTTTCCAGTATTACTCTTTTTGGTATTCAAACAAGTATTTATACCTCATCAGATGATAGTGGTGTTGTTAATGCTTATGTGGGTAATTATTCAAGTTTAAATACTTCGCCAGTAAATGATCAAATTTTATTTATCAATAATTTATCGGCTACCAATACGGGCGCTTCAACTTTTACTGCTGGGTCATTTCCGATAATACCAATTGTTTCTAATGCCACGTTAAGCGCTTTGATTGGCGGTGAGATGATTTTAGGTGGTAGCTATATATTAGCTTATAACAGCACATTGTCAGCATGGGTTTTATTGAATCCAGATGTAGGCGGCGGCAGCGTGACTGGCGCTCAAGTCCAGAAACAAACTTTTGTTTATTATACTGATAGTGGTGTGGCGAACGCTTATGCGTTTACGCCGTCGCCCGCCCCTGCAACTTTGACTGACGGTTTGGAGTTTGAATTTACAGCAGCGCACACTAACACAGGCGCATCGACAGTCAATATCGGATTAGGCGCTAATAATATTTACTATAACGGCAACACAGCCATTGCTTTGGCGGCAAATGCAATTGTGGCGAATGGCAGATACAAAATATCATATAGCACTACATTGACGGGCTGGATTTTATTAAATCCCTCAGCGTCAATTTTAAGTGCGCATGTAGCAGTCGGCGGGGGTGGTGTGGCGCTGACAAGTGTAACAGCGGTGGATATTGTTTCTATACCGTTACCAGTGGGCTTGTGGGAATGCGAGAGCAATACTTATATTGCGGCTGGTGGTGCCACCATTAGTCAATATTTCACCTGGGCAAGCACTACATCGGCAACGGTGCCGAATCTATCTCAAGTTGCTGTGATTTATCCGGCTAATTTAGCAAATATACCTCAAGCGGGCTTGGTCGCGCCAAAACAATATGTAACGGGGCCTGCTACGATTTATTTATCAGTTTTTGTTGGCTTTACTGGCAGTTGTGCTGGCTATGGCAATTTGTATGCCAAATTGATTACCTCTTAATAAGGAAAATATATGTCAGTCACATCGATTTCAAGAGACTCAAGCAATAATGTTTCAATTGCTCGCATGACTTCAAACGACACCATAGCGACCATTACCAGTGCTGGCTATATTACTAATCAGCAAAATACGATTAACGGCTTAAATATGGGGCCGTGGCAGTGGTTTATCACCGACTTTATTGCTTGCCGCGCATCTGACGGTAATGTGATTCTGACATTTACGGATGCAACATTTTCGACCGTTCAACAATATGGCGGTAGTGGCGGCATGTTTTTGCCCTTAGCTGGTGGCACCATGTCGGGCGATATTGACATGGGTAATAATCAAATAACTGACATGGCAGACCCATCACTTGCTCAAGATGCAGCAACAAAGGCTTATGTAGACGCGCATGGTGGGGCAACGCCAACGCAAGTGCAAAATAATGATTTCAATTCTGGCACTGATACAGGCGTTGCTGATGCTTACGTGGTCGCATTAAGTCCAGTCATTACATTGGGTTCGAGTGTTTTTTATGTAATTTTCACGCCCGCAAATGCGAATGCCACATTGGTTCCGACTTTAGATGTCAATGGAACCGGAGCTTTATTGATTGTTTTATCGGGCGGTGACAATGTTGCTGTTGACGACTTAGACCCTGCCTTTTCTGCAATACTTGCGTATGATCCACCATCAAATCAATATGTCTTGATGAATCCGGCCGTTTCAAATGGTAATCTTTTTGATATACAAACGAGCGCCTATGTATCTGCTGATGATCAAGGGTCAGTAAATGCCTATTCGGGTAGCTACTTAAATCTAAATTCAGTTGTGGCCAATAATCAGATTTTGACTATCAATAATCTATCTGCATCTAATACGGGTGCATCTACCTTTGCAACTAATCAATTCAGTGCGTTACCAATCCTTTCTAATTTTACATTAGCCGGATTAACGGGCGGTGAAATGATAGCGGGCGGTAGCTATACATTGGTATATAACTCTAGTTTATTATCATGGATATTATTAAATCCTTTTGTAAGTGGTGGCGGGGGAAGTGTTACTGCTACACAAGTACAACAAGGGCAATTTAATTTAGGCGTCGATTCTGGGATAGCGGATGCGTATAATGTTGCTTTGACTCCAAGTGCAGTCTCCTTAACCGGAGGAATGCTTCTAGCATTTAAACCGCTTCATTCAAATTTAACGACAAATCCAACCGTAACGGTGGATGGCCATAACGCTGCAATATTTTTACCTAACAGTAACAATGTTGCCCCTGGTGACTTAAACCAATCTTATATGAGTTTTTTGCAATACGATGGTAATAACGGTTATTTTGTTTTAATGAATCCAATCTCATCCTGGGTAAATGCCGGAAATGTACAATATAATATATATAGTTCTGCTCAAGATAGCGGTGCTGTTAATGCGCTTATATTTAATAATCCTTATGTTGTTCAATCCACGACGCAACCAGGGCAAGTAATATGGATTACATGGGCGGCAAATACTAATACTGGGGCGACCACGATTAGTAATGGTATTTGGACAGAAAATGTTGTGTTACCTGGAAATGTTGCTTTGTCCGGTGGTGAAATCATCCAATATCAACCTTACTTCTTTGTGTTTAACAATGTGTATGGCGCGTTTGTTTTAATGAATTCATCTGTCTCTCCTGGCATTGTATACTCTCCACAACTTCAAAAACAAATATATACTTATGCAGTAGATTCAGGCGCAGCAGATGCTTATATTGCGGCTTTTACACCGCCTTATGCAGCTTTAACTGACGGCATGAGAGTAAGCGTTAGAATATCCAACACTAACTTAACCACCACTCCAACTTTAACGGTTGATGGATTAGCGACCACGGTCATTGTTGGTAAAAGTGGGGTAGCAGTAGCGCCTGGTGACTTGCTCATCAATGTAGCTTATGATTTTCAATACAACAGTGCATTAAGCGCTTATCAGCTCATATAAAAAACAAGCCAGGATAAAACCTGGCTTTATTTTCAATCATCTTTTCGATAACGCATCACTTCTGTTAAAACGGCACTCGTTGAATAACCTTGATTTTCTTCAATTTCAGTTAAGCGACATACAATGCCATTGTAAGCTAGCATTTGAAGTATAGATGTCGTCAGAAATAAAAATATTATCAGCATGTAATCAATCGTTTTCATATAGTCCTAATTAAAATGGTATGTCGCTATCAACAAAGTCACTCTTTTCTTCGGTTTTTGGCTTGGCTTTCATCGCATCTAGCGTTGGTGCGCCTTTGATGAAATCTTTTACCACGCTTTTTGGCGGATAAGGGCTGCCAACGGGTGCGTCTTCTGTGATTATTTTGCATTTACCGGACATATTCATACACATCCCAGCATCAAGATTTCCTTTTTGATAAGCCTCTTGCAATCCGACTGCATCGCAAAAGTGCTTTAACAAAAATAAGTAATTTGGTGATAGATAGCAGAACACACTACGCTCAGCGCCATTTTGATCAATTACTTTTAGCGTTAACTTAATCGATTCTTTGCCTGTTTTTCCAATCCAATTTTCAGCATCATAGACATAAAACGGATATTCGCCATCTGGCAATAGGTTCAGCACTTGCTCCTCGGTTTGCGGATTAAAATTCAAGCTCATTTACTTTCTCCTGATACTTTTGATTTAAGATGATTAATGGTTTTCTGCATGATTTCAGCATTCATTTGCTCAATAGTCGTTCCGCGAGCGTTGATGATATATTTTTGCTGTACTTCATCAGGCACGTTTAAAAGCGTCACCAAGCGTTTGAATTCTTCGATTTGTTCAGGCGTTGCTAATTCTTCGAGTTTAACCTCACGTTCAAACAGATTGCGTCCTAGACGGTCACAGAGGGTTTCGTATCCATTATCAAAATCGATCAATTCGAAGGTCTTTAATTCTGGATAGCGTGACTTTTCAATGAATGCTTTAACTTTTTCACCAAGTCGCCTCAAGTGAATAACAGTGCCTAAAGAATATTCCATCTTTTCGTTAACATCTGATGATTTTCCGACTTCAACATTCTTTTCATATTTTGTTTTTTCATGAGCTGTGATAATGACATTTAAGTCTGCACGCGTCAGTAACATTCCAAGCTCAAAGGTCAATCGCTTAACTTTAGCTAAATTAGCGCCAAATTCTGTGCCTTCTTTGCCACCTTTAGCCAAACGCTCGGCTTCCATGTTGGCCATCAAGTGAATGGGAAAAGTAATTGAATCAATAATGATGGTTTTATAGCTATGCTTGGTTGACATTAAATCTTTTACTTCTTTGATTATTTCGCTGATATCATTCAATCGAATAATATCACTTTTATTCTTTTTTAACATATTGGTAAAATGATCAAAGCTTTCCAATCCTTCGGTGTCAATGTAATAAGCATTGGGGAAAGAGCAGCAAAAATGCGTTTTACCAACACCACGATTCGAATAGACTAACGCTTGAAATCGTGATGCTTTGGTGATGGGCGGTTTAGCGCGTAACGGCATAATTTTTCCTTGTTTAAGATTGTGAATTTAAGAGTGATTCTATCGTTTCCTGATAGAAATCAGTAACAATATTTTTGATATTTTGAATTAAAATACCAATTGTTTCTGGTGATTCGTTTATTAAGACTTCTGCGATTAGATCAGCAAGCATGACATTATGATTCATCAAAATACTGGAAAAAATATCCATGCAATTTTCTTTTTCCGCCATGTCATGCCGTAATAGATAGCCTGTAAATTCTTGCCGTTCAACGTCTGACATTTTGAACGTAGAATTTTTTAATTCGTTAAGGTATTTACGCCAGTCCATATCTTTTGTTTTCATAACCGTCATGATGATCTCCTAATGTGAGCGCTATTGTATACTCCTGGTTATCATTTGTCAACTACAGGATAACATGCTATATTGCTGAAAAATGAGGAACAATTATGGCAGCATCGGACATCATTCAACAAATACTAGACAAATCTAAGATGAGTCGTCATGACTTAGGACGCGCGCTCGGATTGCAAGGGCGCTGCATTATTACCATGTATCTCAAGGGTAAACGGTTTCCTGGCTGGCACACCTGGCAGAAAATAATTGAAGTCTGCAAGCAGAATGATATCGACATTACATTTGATATGATGCGCGAGAATGACAAAGCTAGTTGATCACTTATTGGCGGCCCCAAGGAATTAAGGCCGCCTTACGTGTGACAGAAATCTCTGCCCGGATTACTTCTTTTTCTTTTTGCCTTTCATTTTTTCTTTTTCTTCGTGGTCTTTTTTCATTTGTTTAACTCCCTTTTTCAATGTTTGAATTTCTTTTTGCAAAACGATTAAAACTTGTTTCAGCTCTTTTTTTGTAACATAACTAACATTTTTTGGCATTACTTTTCTCTCTTTTTCGTTGAAATTGTTACCACCTCTGGTGGCCGTCACGCCTAGTTTCCGGTCGCAAGTTTTCCGGCGTTCTACTAACCCTATTTAGGTACCGTTTCCACCCCCGCAACACTGGATTAACGGGAGCAGCGTCTGCATCTTTTTCAAGATGCAGTCCAGTGCTAGAACTGGCGGGTGAACAATGCGCGTACTTTTTATTGCCGAGTGGCCTGGGCTAATCCCATTCGCGCGTACTACTTTCATCACCCGTAAATCGGTGGCAATCGGCCGGAATTGCACCGGCTGCAACTAAACTATTAGAATGGTCAATCCTATCTGCTAGTTCTTTTACCTAATCTAATGACCGAGATATAGGGTGTCACTGTCCACGCCGCGATTGCCATAACTCATTGTTTATGCTTTCTTTAACTCTACATTCGCACGTAATAATATTTTATTTCTATCATCAGCATGATCGACAGCCCACGTCACGTGTAAAACTTCATACGTAATATTTTTTATATTTATAAACTCTCCTTGTCGCGGAGCTATATCATCTTTCAATGAAGCGATAAATTTATCAGAAGATTCAATATAAAATTCTATCTTAGCCATTTATAATCCCTCAATTTACGCGTGCGTCGCTGTCCGCACCGCTACTACCATAATCTTTTAGAGATCGGCCAGTGTGTATGTGCTGGCATTTCCAACTTTCAGGGAAGGAGTCTTAACATTTAGACGACGATCTCCTCCGAGTGCAGCAATATCATTGCTACTGCTCGACACTCTTTCAGAGGCGCAAGAATCGAACTTGCGATCTCTTGGTTCCAAGCCAAGCGCGATACCACTTCGCTAGCCTCTGTTTAAAAACATATCAGAAATATTTTTAATAAATATAGTATCGCCATTCCACTTGCAAAAACTGCAACAAAACACACTAGAAATATCGCTAATAAGTTCGCCAATAATTCCATGAGTAAATCACCTATATTCAGACTTTGTATCCACAAAAAAAAATACTCATCAATTAACAATCTCAATTTTATCAACAAATACATTATCTGACTCGCACCGCCAAGGCGCTGTTATGCTTTCCACATGATAATAGATATGTACTTGTTTATTGTCATTCATGGCTTTTTGCGCTATTTCAAAAATATCATCTCTTTCAATTGTAAAATGAAAAGATTTTCCTATGGAGCCTGAGCCGTCATTCATGCCGCCACGAATTAATTCACCTTCGTGAGTTTTCCACCAAAAACCCTCATTGGCTATTTTGACTAGCGTACCTATTTTTTCGCCTTTTGCTTTCTCCCAGCAACCACCCATTAAAAATGAGATACAAATTAAAGCTATTGTTTTTTTCATTTATTTTGCCTTTACATTTTTCATGTTGCAAATAATAATGATAACAATAATAAATGTAAAGAGGTAAAATAACAATGACTAAAAATATTTGCTGTGTCTTCGACTGTGATCGACCCGTCAGGGTTAAATCGCATCAGTTGTGTTCTCCTCACTATTTGCGATATTACCGGACCGGAAAAGTGGGGAGTGCGCCGATTAGAGTTTTAAATAAATTAATGCCATATAAAAAGGAAAAAAAATGAAACTATTGGAAATCATCCAAGATTCGACAAGCTTAGATAATTTTATCAGGATTAAGCGCTCTCAGTGGAATTTTTTTTTAGTGAAGCCTGCTTTTATTATTGACCCTCTGATTAAATTAGATATTCATTCCATTGAAATGGGTAAATACACTCTAACATTTAATGATTTGATTGCTAACGATTGGGAAATAATGGAATGAAAAGTGTAGAGTAGTGAGTGGAGGTAACTTCTATGCCTAAAACCACTCACAAACGCGAACGCAAAGATGCAGAACGGATTGAACCTAGCCCACGCAGTCAGCGGTTCTTTCAGGACGCACAGAAAGACCAAGGCGTGACGCAAAGCGTCAAGGTAGAGGTTAATATGCGCGAAACTGAAAGCTGCAGCTCGGGATGTTTTCGGGGCTTGAAAGGGATGTTTAAAAAATAAAATAGAATGTCTTGTTATTGAATAATAAGGATTTAAGTGTAGGATAGTGGGGTAGTTCGAGCTACCCACACTCACTCGTAATAGTTAACTGGACATTAACCATGGCAAATCATAACAGACGAAACAAAACATCTCAACCTAGTATCAATAATTCGCGCAAATTAAAAAAGGTAGTAGAAATGACACAATGCGAATTGTGGAATGAACTATTATCTCACGCACGCCCCCGCAACAGAGATAGACTTAAAACCCACCTGAAATCGTGGATAAAAACCTTTATAGGAAATTAAATCAATAGTTTTACACGGAGTATTATTTATGACACAAATTGCTAAATCAGATAGCGTCAAAGTCGTTCAACATTATTTAGATTATCCAGAAGTAATCCAGCAAAAAACTAATATAAAGGTATTGGATACTTTTATAAATTTACAGTGGTTACTAAAGCATTTCGAAGCAAAAGTACGTTATAACTTGATGACAAGACGCAGGGAGATAACGCTCCCCGCTTATCCTATTTTTACAGATGACTCTGAAAATGACTCTCTTTCTACTATTCATTATATTGCGACTAATAATGGAATGCCAGTCAATAATCTAGATATGCACCTCGATAAAATAGCCGCTATTTATCCTTACCACCCTATTGTTGACTGCATTAAAGTTAAAATTTGGGATGGCATACCTCGTTTAGATAAATTTATTGCGACAATCAAAACAAAGGATATGATTTTATCTCATAAAATTATTAAAACATGGATGATTGCAGCGATAGCTGCGGCATTTAGCCAAACTGGTTTCATCAATCAAGGTGTATTAGTTTTGCAGGGAAAACAAAACATCGGCAAAACAAGATGGGTGAAATCGCTTGAGCCTGGAAATTTTAACGCTGTCAAAGAAGGCGCGATTCTTGATCCTGCCAACAAAGATAATGTCATTCTTCTTGCTAGGCATTGGATTATTGAGCTAGGCGAGTTAGATGCTACTTTTAGAAAGGCAGATATCGCGCGCCTTAAAAGCTTCATCACCATGCAAGCTGATGACGTTCGATTTCCTTACGCTAAAAAAGAAACACACCTAGTCAGACGCTCCGCTTATATCGCAACCGTGAACGAGCAAAATTTTTTAGCAGATGAAACAGGCAATCGGCGCTGGTGGGTGATTCCCGTCGAAGCGATTGAAATTGATCAAAAGTTTGACATGCAGCAGGTATGGGCGGAAGCCCAAGTCGAATGGGCGCTCGGCGGATTGACTTATCTATCGTCTGAAATTCAAGCGTCGGTGAATGAGTCTAATCAAGATTACGAGAAGGTTGACCCCTTGAAAGAGAAATTGTTGACCTATTACGACTGGGAGCATCCTGCTCGAAAATCACTCACCGCTAGCGCCATTCTGGAGGAAATCGGCTATCGACAACCTACCCGAGCAGACGCAAGCAGGGTGGGGAATATCCTAAAAGAAATTAATGGAAAAGACGGTCGAAAAAGTAACGGCTGCAAAGTTCATGAAGTACCCACTTGCATCAATTTATACAACAAAACAGGGTAACCTAGGTTACCCTGTAGGGTAACCTATTTTTAAGTGGGTTACCCTGTCTTTTATCAATGGCCACGGGGGTTTTCAGGCATACAGGGTAACCAGGGTAACCTAATCATTATATAAATATAAATAAATTTACTTTTACCAAACGTATGGGAAATGGTTACCCTGGTTACCCTGGTTACCCTGTTTTTGGATAAAATAGAACATTTCACAATCAATATAATTAAAAATGAAAAAATAATGTATATGACAGGGTAACCTGGTTACCCTGTAGAATAGTACAATAGTAGATCAAAATAGGATTTTAGCTGGATGTTACCCTCCTTGACGGAAAATGAGGATTTTATGAAAAAAACTTACCCTTCTTTGAACATTCCAAAGCGCCACACTTTGCGTCACTACATGACCGTGGTTGGTCAACTTTATGGCGAGCCAAAAGAAACCCTGGACGAATATATTACAGAACAGGTAGAAGCCTCCGAGGATAACCTTGACGGGGCGATTGATTGTTTCAAGTCTCTCATTACCCCCGAGCATGAAACGAAGCTCAGACGCGAAAAACAGGCTAAAGAATTGGAAGACTGGCCGCCTTTTGGGAAGCAAAAGCGGAAGTTAGACGGAAAAGATGGTATTTAGGAGCCGGCGTGTTTATAATTTATACATATAGTAACCGGTTAGTGATCATTAAGTAATCAGAGAGGATGAATGACGAAGTTTCCGCGTAGAATCGATGAAAACCAAACAGAAATTGTACAGTATCTTAGAAAGCTCGGGGCGAAGGTATTAATTTTAAGCGCGGTCGGAAATGGCTGCCCGGATTTGCTTGTATCGATTCGCAGGCAGCACCTTCGAAAACATGCTTGGATGGGGCTAATTGAGATTAAAAGCGATGCTCAGCCGCCCAGCAAGCAGCGATTAACGCCGCATGAGCAGAAATTTTTTGATGATTGGGAAGGTTGTCCGGTCTTTATCGTGAAATGTTTGGCTGACATTGATAAGCTTTTCGATAGAGTGCTTAATTTAGAAGCATGATTGTTCTATGTGAAACCTTGGAGAAAGCCAATGATGCCAGACGTGCGCGCCAAGATGATCGACAGGGTTGAAAAAAACGAGGGATTCAGGGCTTTTCCTTATATCGACTCTAGAGGCAATTTAAGCGTCGCCTTTGGACGAAATCTAAAAGGGGTGGCGATGAGTATAGCGGAGGGGCAATATCTCCTCAGCAACGATATTCAGCGGGCAGAAACCGAAGCCTATAAACAATTCCCTGATTATAATGCTCTGAATGACCCTAGAAAGTCCGTCATTGTTGAAATGGTGTACAATATGGGCTTGGAAAAGGTTTTAAACTTTAAAGAAATGATTGCCGCTATCGCAGCTAATGATTTTGCAGAAGCTGCGAAACAAATGCTCAATTCAGCATGGGCGGTCGAAGTCGGTAAGCGAGCTGATGAGCTAGCTATGATCATGCAATCAGGCGTTATCTGATTTTAGCGAGTCATAGCCATCGATCAAATGTCCGTGCTGAAATGCTGGGTTCTTAATCCATGCAGAGATGTATCGCTCCTCTACGCCTGCTACAGTGCAGTCAATCCACGGCCAGGTTTCTTGTTTGTGATAATCGTAATCCCATAGTTTCGGCATTTTATTTTGCTTTGGGAGGGGTAAGTAGGCTTTGCGAACCATTATTTTGTTTCTCCTAATTGATGTAAAAGCTCCGTGGCATCACACGCTAAACACGAGTCGCAGCAGAGACAGCAGCTATTGTTTGCCGCGCGTTTGACGATTTTGATTAGTTCTCGATATTTTTTTCGTAGATTAAGAAAATCCACTATAAAAGAATCTTCTAAATTTTCCTCTACTTTAGACATTTTCCCGCTCCCCACAAAATGAATGCGAATACTGCAATTGATATTAAGATGCTGCATGTGATTGTTAGCATTAGATGTATTCCTCTATGATTTGTACAATTTCCATTTCAACATCCATATATCGAGCAATTCGGCCTTTTTTAAATGGTTCAGGAATAAAGCCTACCTCTGTGACCGTATAGGGGATATTCATTAATGACTCAGCTTCTTTAAGTAATTCTTTATGTTCAGCTCCCGTTAATCGATACACGGGAATTTCATAGCCAGCATTAGCATAAGCGTGAATGTGATTTTGAATTTTTTCGGTGATTGTTAGCATATCACATCCTCTATAGATTTTTTTATTGTGTCATAAAGTTCCGTAGCTTCTTCATCAGTGTCGCAGTGATGAATAATATTTCTGTCGCAATTTCCTTCGATGATAATGTGGCTGCCTGTTAATTTTATTGAGAAAACATTTTCTAAATTTATTAGTGCGTTGCTAAAATCTAATATTATTTTTTTCATTAATCCATGCCTCGATGATCTTTTCCTTTTCTGGTAATGCCAGTGCCATTGCACTGTTCGCATGATAGCTCAATACCATTATATGTCCTTCTTCCATATCCATAACATAACTTGCATTCATTAACTTTCCGCTCGATGCGCTCAATAGCTTTTAACATTTTTTCTAACATCAGCATCATAAATTTACTGAAGTTTTCGGCTAATTCTTTGCTCATTAGTTCATTCCTCGAGATTACTGTCTTCTTTTTTTAAATCTGGTACTGCTGCCCAATGGGTGATATTCCGAACTGGAATAGTGACAAATACTGGGCTATCTGCGCAGGGCAAGCTGCAAATGAAAGCTTTTTTATCAGTAGTAAGATGCCCCATTGCGACGCCCCAATTTTTAATATTAATTAAAATATGTATAATGGAAGGTGGCTCAATAGCTATTTCAAACCATGTCCATTTGTTATATTTTCCTTCTTTAAATATTTCATAGGCTAAACTCATTAATCCATCCCCTTATGATTAGAATTGTGCTTTTTTAACTTGTCACGTGATTTGTCGATTGCTTCGCATTTTCTGTCATAATCTTGATTGACTTGAAACATCGTTTCACGCGCTAAACGATAAATGCGCAAAGCTTCGAGCTTCCGTTTCATCAGTTTAAGCTTTTCTTCGTCACACTCGGAATCGCTTAGTTTTGTGTAGTCGGGTAGATTGTGTCTGACATGGCTCATTAATATTCCCTCAGATTATTAGAGATATGCAATATTTGCGTGCAAGCATTTAAAATACGCGGCGAAAGAATCGGATGTCTTATTTCTTCGTACTTTTTTAACAGCCATTTACTAATATCTAAGCATAATTCATAAGTTAAAATATCTTTTTTATCCCCGATAAGATCATTAATGTATCGATGATTAGTCGCTAAACAAACTAAATCTATTTCTATATACTGAATAGGTGTTGGTTCTGCTGGGGGATATTTTGCCAGATGCGCTGACAGAATAGATAAAATAGGGAATCTTACTAAATTAGGGGTTTTAGTCATTCTTCTACCTCGATTTCGATGAAATCATGTTCGGATTCTGTGTAGCTTTGCTTTATTAAACTTTCTTTCTCGAAGTATGCGTGTGAAGCTACATGATGTGGATATCCTAGATTGCTACGTTCTTTGAAAATGGCTATCCAAAGCTTTTTTGTTTTAGGAAGCATGACTAATTTATGTGTAATAGAAAAATGATATCGTTCGCCATGGATGTTATATTTCGCTAAATCCTCATGTAGATTAAAACAACATACAATTTCGTTTATTTCTTTGAAATGATACCAGTCGATAGGTTCCGCTCTATCAAATTCTCTCATGAATTTATCACCCGCTAATGCGCGGGCAAGATCAAACGGTTTGGTTTTACTTGTGTAGTTCATTGTTTACCACCTCAAGTGATTTGATTTTTGTTTCTAATACGATTGCTAAAGCTTCTTGCAATCCTTTTACTTGACCGTCTAAAAATCCCATTTTATAGCCATCTTGATAGCGTTTATCATGATTTTCTTTTGAGGGCGTATTTTCGTATTCGATGTTATCGGGTACAGGGGTCATTTCTTGATTCATTGTAAATTTTCCTTCATTTGGTTTTTAATAAAGTCTAACAAGCCGCGAAAGTTTTGTAATTCAATATCAAGCTGTTGGCTGAATTTATTTCTCAATTTTGGGTCGGCCTCTCTGTCTGCTGTGACGACGATCAAGTTAAGCGCCGTCGCGTGTAATTTATCAACGCATAATTTCATATTGATGATCGATTCGACAGGTGCGCCTAGTGATTTTAGTGCTAAATAACAGCTTATGACTGACATTTCGAGTGCGCCGAAAAATTCTTGTGCTGTGCTTTCTTCGGTGATTTTGATTTCCATTCTTCTACTCCTGGTTATGATGATTTAATATCTCTATAACGCTGCAAATCGTCTATCGATTCCCAGTCATTTTTCTCGTCTTCGCCCGTTACCTCGAAAGTTTCTGGCGTGCGATTTTCTAGATTGTGCAGTGCGCAATCGCGTAGTTGCTTGACGACCGTTATATCATCTAAGTCGTCCATTAGGTTTGTCATTTGCAGCTCGTCCATCTCGCGCAGAGTCTTTAATAATTCTGTGTATTTAGTCATTGCAGTTTCCTTTATCCAGTTTGATTCTGATGATTAGCAAGCCGAAAAATAATAAGATCAGCCATGTGTCGGTGAAGCATTCTTTGATGAAATCCATTTTTAGTCTCCTTTTTATGGTATAACTTCAAATTCTTCATAATCAACATCATAAAAATCGGTGTCTTCGAATTCTTCTGGTTTTGGTTTTCGGCCATAAACACGTAAAATGTCCTTATGAATATCAAGGTTTTTATCCACAGCGATTCCAAATACAACATAAACCTTCATTTAACAACCTCCCATTATTTCGAGCATTTTATCCCAGCAGTTCAAGTGCATTATGACAATATCAAATGACACTGGCTTTGTTTCGCTTATCTCTCCCCTGCACCACTGACATGACGCTTTTCTGGGCATAGATTGCCAGTGGGGGTCGGGTTTTTCTTCATCTCTGTATGCGTTGATTCCCATAAAATATCCCTATTTCAATAAGAATACGCGATGCTCAGAAATGGTCTGGTACTCTTTGTAAATCGCTGGTTGTTCCGCTTCTAAGCGCTTTTGATCGAGTGAAACGCGACACTGTGAATAGTACGTTGCTAGTAAGCGGCTTTCGTAGATAAACTCATCGTGATGCAGAAAAAAACCAGACTTTAGTTCTTTGGCTAAAGATTCTTTTTCTTTTGTTAGCGCTTTAACTTGTCTGTCTACATCACGATAGATTTCGAGTTGTTTGTAGGTTTCGTATAAGTTGCTGCCATCTTTGTTTGTTAAGAGTTGTAATTTAGTCATTTGTCGCGTTCCTTGAGTTCGTTAATGTTTACTACAGGTTAACAATAGCATGGCAACACGCAGTTGACAACATTTATTTTCAGTATATTATTCGGGTATTAACTGTGAGATAATTGAGCATGACAAAAATTGTGTGGTATAAGCGTAAGAGACTTTATTTTTTGTTGTTTGTTGCGGCGGTTTTGGTTTGGAAAGTGTCTTATGATTTATCTTGTGCTGATAAGAAAGAACGATTCGTTAATGATTTAGAAGACGCGGTAATAACGGTGGCTTAAATGAGCGAAGTTAAAAAAAGTGGTAGGCCAACAATTTATACAGAAGAACTAGGATTTAAAATTTGCCGAGCGGTCGCTACTCACTCCCTTGGTTTAAATAGACTTACTGCTATGTTTGATTGGATGCCAACGAAAGAGACAATAAATGAGTGGAGATGGTCGAAAGAGGTATTTTCTGCCCAATATACTAAAGCAAAAATTGCTCAAGCTGAATTAATGACCGAAGATTGCTTGGATATTGCTGACGATGTTACCCATGATAAAACAATCAATAAAAATGGTGATGAGGTTTGCAATAATGAAGCTGTGAACCGTTCGCGCTTGCGTGTAGACACGCGAAAATGGCTGGCAGCAAAGCTGTTACCGAAAATCTATGGTGAGAGATTACAAAAAGAACCAGATAGCGATACTAAAGATTTATTATCAAAATTAATCGATAGACTATAGGGTGAGCGCATGAATATTTTAGCTGAACTGCAGACGATTATCGCAACACTCGAAAGCGTCATCAAGCTAGTCGAAACGATTGACCCCAACGCTGCCAAGAATCCCCTTGTGATTAAATTGCAATCTGTTTTAACGGAATTGCAGGCTTTTAACCTCTAAAGTTATCCCCAGTTTCTGTGGATAAGTCAAAATTGCTCATCTTGCATTTGTCAATACACACGCGCACAATATAAACAAATCTTACCCGACCAGGAGCGCAACAATGACAGGTATAACTACTATCTCCCGCGATTATGGGATTGTTCCATCGATTGTGCGTATTTTAACGACTGATACACTGGCTACCGCATCTGCGCCTGGTTATATTACTGCTCAGGCTGCTAACATTAGTCTAGCGAATAATGGTGCTTTTACTTGGCAGACTAGCGATTTCGTAGCAGTTTCTGCATCAGACGGCGGAGCAATCTTTAGTGTTAGCTCTGACTTTACATCTTTAACTTATTTACAAGATGCTGCTGCACTATCGGCTTCTATAGCGGTTAGCTCAGCACAATTTTTAGGCATGTATGCAGCGCCGGTTTTATTGTTAGCAGCTCCTGGTGCCAACCGATTGATCATGGTTAATAAAGTCGCGTTTGCGATGACTTATGGCAGCGCTCAATATGCCTCCGGTGGCGCGATTGCGGCACAATACGAGGCGACTGTTCATGGCGCAGGCACACTAGCCACAGCAACATTGGCGGCGGCTACTATTAATGGTTTAACAGCTAGCACAGTCGAAACTATTCAAGGCGCAACAGCGATTGCTTATGCGAATGCTGTTAATCAGCCATTATATTTATCGAATCAAACTGGCGCGTTTACAACAGGCGATAGCAATTTTGTCGTTACTGTCAATTACAGCATTATCAAAACAGCATAATAGGAGAGATAGCATGTTTGAAGACGGCGAAAGCGGTGCAGTTGAAAACGTAAAAGATGAACAATATTCAGCAATGCCTAAGTCTTGGCAGTCGCGCAACAACAAAGAGATGAACAAAGGCATGGGCTATAACGCAATGGCTGATATGGCGAATACACCGCATCCTGCTACTAGCATGGAAGGTGAAAAGCGCAATACTCAGATCATTGGCAATGGTTCAGGCGACAATGAGTACAACTATAACGGCAAACGCGGTAAGTAACGCATTGCTCTCTCCGGCGACTCCACGCTGTATGCAAGCAGCGTGGATATCGTTATTTATAATTAGGGTGGATTATGACAGAAGCGCAAATACATGCACGTATACAAGAAATCGATAACGCACTACAAAACCTGCAAACTCAGCAACATATTCTACTTGGCCAGAAGTCAGAATGTTCACGCTTCCTGCACGCTTTACGAGCGCCTGCAGAAAACCTTAACGAGCAAAAAGCCTTAGCATAATGGTCACAGAAGACCAGCTTGATACGATTCGAGACTTTCGCAAATTCGCGCCTAAGTTTCTAAGCATTCGCACGAAGTCGGGCGAGAAACGCATGTTTCAGTTCAACCGCGCGCAGATGTATCTGCATGAGCGATTGCAGGCACAGAAAGAAGCAACGGGTAAAGTCCGGGCGTTAGTGCTGAAAGGTCGGCAACAAGGATGTTGTTGGTCAGAAAATATGCAAGTGTTAACTGCCGATTATCGCTGGTTGAGGATAGGCGATGTAAAGATTGGTGATCGATTAGTTGCCTGTGATGAAAATCCTCAAAAGAAATCATTAACTAGTCGAAAACCATCACGTAAATTCCGTACAGCTATTGTTGAAGATAAGCGTGAATTTTTCAAAGAAGCTTATGAAGTCTGTTTGGATAATGGTGCGCGCTTGGAGGTGACAGGTGATCATCGAATGTTATCCAAAAAGCGTGGCGGTGATGATCAGCAATGGCGTCATATTGAAGACTTTCAGATTGGCGATGTGATGAGGGTTGTTGCTCGTCCACCTCAGTATCAATGTCAGACTTATGAAGATGGTTGGATGGCTGGGATTATTGATGGTGAAGGTAGTCACCGAGGAGCAACGGGCGCTAAAAGACTTAGCATCCATCAGGTTCAGGGTAAAATATTAGATAGAGTTAAGTCATACTTAAATCAACTTGATATTCCTTATTGTGAAGTCATTGATCGTCGCACGAAATGTGGGCAATTAAATAAATTGGGTGATAAACCTGTTCATAGAATTGATATACATCGTTTGCCTTATTTAATGGAAATATTTGCTAGGTGCAGGCCAACTAGATTTACTGATAAAGAATGGCATGTTGGCCATGAATTACCTGGAAAGGCGACTCAAGATGGAATTCGTCCATGGGCGCAAGTTATCTCGATTAAGCCTATTGGTAAAATGAAGGTAATCGACCTGCAAACCAGCGAAAAGACTTTTATTTGCGAAGGCTTGGTATCGCATAATTCAACGTATATACAGGCCAGATACTTCCATCAAGTCATTACATCGCGTGGTAAGCAAGCTTTCATCTTGACGCATGACAAGGAAGCAACTAAAAACTTATTCGGTATGACGCAACGCTTTTACGACAATCTTGACTCAGGATTAGCGCCGAAAGCTGATACTTCAAATGCGAAAGAACTATATTTCAAAGATTTCGATAGCGGGTATGCTGTGGGTACAGCGGGCAATAAATCAGTAGGTCGTGGTCAGACAATCCAGCTCCTCCATGCTTCGGAAGTGGCCTACTGGTCTTTTGCGGAGGAGCATTCGAAGGGTATTCTGCAAGCCATTTCAAACGAAAAAAATACTGAAATCATCATGGAAAGTACCGCGAATGGTATCGGTAATTATTTTCATCAACGCTGGCTAAGCGCGATGTCAGGCAGCAACGAATATCAGGCGATATTCTTGCCGTGGTATTGGCAGGATGAATATGTTTATAACGCTGATAACTTTATTCGCACAGACGAAGAAGATCACTTGTTTGCGATGTACGGTGCAAATGGTCTGACTAACGAGCATTTAGCATGGCGACGCATCAAAATAGCCGAGTTTTCGAAGGATTATGACGCGGGGCGCGAGCATTTCAACGTCGAATACCCCATGAATTCAATAGAAGCGTTCAAAAATCCGATACATAACGTGTTTATCAATTCAAAATACGTTGATAAAGCTCGCAAAAATGACGTTGACCCCGTTGGCTCACTGATTATCGGGGTAGATGTAGCTATCAGCGACCGTGATCGCACTGCAATCATTAGACGCAAGGGCAGACATTCATACAATCTGGAGCGATTCCAAAATTACAACACCATGGAAATATGCGGCAGGCTAAAGCGCATTATCATCGAAGAAAAACCTTTCAAAATGTATATTGATTGCATTGGCATCGGTGCGGGTGTGGTTGATCGCTTAAATGAAATGGGCTTTGATTGTGTTGAGGGAGTGAACGTGGCTAGGTCAGCGAATGACAAAGAGCGTTTCAAGAATTTGCGTGCTGAGCTATGGTCGGATATGCGCGACTATCTGTACAATGAATTACCAGTGCAAATACCGGACGAAGATACGCTGCATGGTGAGCTATGCTCATTAGGCTTTAAAGAAAACTCAAGCGGGCAACTCCAAATTGAGTCAAAAGATGATCTGAGGGCGCGAGGACTCCCAAGCCCTGACGGTGCCGACGCATTAAGTCTGACATTCTTCGGCGGCATGTATGGCAGTCAAAGCCATCATGTTGAAGTTGATAGGCTCGCACCATTTGAGCGGCAAATGTTCCGATAGATGCACATTGCATATTTTAGTAGTACCATTAACCAATAATTGCACTATCTCTAAGGATTGTGTCGGATGGCCAGAAAAGACCCAGAATTATGTCGAAAAATTCGAGACAGAGTCGATAAATGGAATAAATACTGGACAATCAATCGTAGCTTATACTATGAGTGGGTTGATTTCGTCATGGGTGACCAATGGCGCGAGGATGAATCAAAATTGTTTGAGCGTTACAATAAAATACCGCTGATGTTTAATAAATTAGGGGTGCTGTATAACCATGTTATTGGCGATCAAATAAAGAACACGCCAAATTTACAAGTCTCGCCTGATGAAGATGTACCCGTTGAAACAGCAACGGTGCGAGCTTCTCTGGTCAAAAATATAAGTTTAAATTCAGATGCTAAAACTAAATATCAAACAGCTTTTGGGCAAGCAGCAGTCGGAGGATATGGGGCTGCACGCGTTGGCACCGAATATTTACACGGCGAATCATTGGATCAAGAGATTCGCATTTATGATTTTATTGACCCTAACGATTGCTATTGGGATTTATCGGCTAAGCATCGCTGCAAAGTCGATGGAATGTTTGCGGGTTTTAAAACTAGAACATCGCGCGAAAAGTTTAGAGGGCAATACGGCGAAGAAATAGAGCGACAGATTGGCAGCAGTTCTATTACAGAAGATAGCACAATGGCGTTTGCTGATGATGATTCAATCACGCAGCTTGACGACTTCATGAAAGAACCCAAAAAGTCAAAAATCAGAAAGTTATCTGATAAATCTATTGTTAATGACGATCAATGGAAATCATTGCGCAGAGAAAAAGTGAATGGTAAGCGTTTCATTTTCAATTTTGAAGACCAGCCCGTGACTGTGATGGGTGAGCGTGAAGTAATAACTTATAAAATTAAACATCGTCAAATTGCGGGCGATTTTGTATTAGAAGAATCAGATTTTCCATGTGTGACTGGCGAAATATTGCCAGTGCTATTTCTTGATCAATGCAGTTACTACACGAAACAAGGTCAGCAGATTACGCGTTCATTTTTCAAAGACGTTAAAGACCCGCAAAAATATCTTAACTATCTTAAAACACAATCAGCTTATATGCTGAAAGTATCGCGTTATGATCAATTCATGGCTCCTCGCAAGTGCGTTAGCGCGCCTGACACTCAGCAAATGTGGCGTGACCCATCAGTGGTGCGTGGCGCATTGGTTTACGATGAAACGCCAAGCGGTGCTAAGCCAGAAGCGCTAAAACCACCAGAACTATCGCAATCATTATTACTGGAATACCAAACTACTTTGGCTGACTTACAAAGCGGTACAGGTATTTACAATGCGCAAATGGGCGCTGAGAGCAACGAAATATCTGGCGAAGCAATCAGAAGGCGCAATAAAGGTGGCAATAGTAATACGCAAATAGGTCGCACCCAAGTTGATATCATGGTTGCAACCATTGGCGAATTGATCAATGACATGATACCCGTTGTTTATGATACGCAACGCTCATTAGTATTGCCAATGCCCGATTCAGCCGAGCAACGCGTGGAAATCAACAAGCCTGGCGACCCTTATGGGTTGCAGACTGAAAATGATATGACGACAGGGCGATATAAGATTCGCATCAAGCCAGGGCCGAGCTATGAAGGTCAGAAAGAAGAAGCGCTCGAGTCCATGCAATCAGTGTTGCAGGCTGATCGTACAGGTCAAGTGTTCCCAATGATCGCTGACTTGTATGTTGAGAATCTGCCGCTTGAAAACAATCTGGAATTGCGTAATCGTTTACGCACGATGGTCGCACCTGAAATCATCGAGGCAGGCAAAACGGGCAAGCCACTACCGCCTAAGCAGCCACAACCAAGTGAAACTGAAATCAAAATGCAAATGAAACAAGCTGAATTGCAATCGAAAGAAAAGCAAGCTCAGATGGATTTTCAGGCGAAGATGGCCAAGCTTGAGATTGATAAAGCGGATATTCAGCGCAAAGCTATTGAAACGCATCAAGACATGACGACGCAATGGGAAAAGCTGGCATCTGAGGAAAAGAAGGCGGCTGTTGAGCTTGAAAAGCAAATGATGATATTTCAAGCCGAGCAAGACAAACTTGATCACGAGAAAATGATATCTACGCATAAGCTGATCTTAGATCACCATAGTTCAATGGTCGGCCATGCGGTTAATCATCATAAAAACACAGAATCAGCAAAAAATATTGGAGTAAAAAATGGGTGAAACACATAGCGTTGATGATATTTTAGTAAAAGCGATGGCAGAGCAGGCAAACGGTGTCAAGCCGATGCCAGTAGAACCAGCGAAGGAACCAGTAAAGGAACCAGAACCCGCACCGGAGGCAGCGCCGGAGCCAGAGGCAGAACCATTGCCAGAAGCAGCGGAGGTAGCGCCAGAACCTGAGCCAGAAGCAGCGAAAGACAGTCCGATTGACGAGTACGGTAATCCGGTTGCGCCAGAAAGAGTTTACACAGAGTCAGAAGTCCAACGCATGATGAAAGACCGATTGTCGCGTGGTCGTCGTGATGCACCTGCTCCTCAGCCAGAAACACCAAAGGCCGTCGATGCTGCCGCAGAAGGGGGAGAGGAGTGGGAACAGCAACTTGAGGCGCTTATTGACAAGACTATCGATAAGAAACAAAAAACGGCAGCGCAGCGTCAGTGGCAGGAACAGGAAGCCGCACGACAAGCCGATTATGAGGTGAAATTTTCGACAGGGATGTCTAAATATAAAGACTTTGATCAAGCGATTGGCAAGGTCAGACAATCCTTAACGCCGGAGATCATGCTCGCAACCCGTGGCTTGGAAAACCCAGCGGCTTTTGTGTATGGCGCGGCAAAATTGCACCCGCAGGAATTGGACAGGATAGCTAGAATACCTGACCCGTACATGCAAGCGGCCGAGGTCGGCAGGCTGCATGAAAAGATGGTTAAGCAAAGCAAGATGATCAGTCAGGCTGATAAGCCACTCTCGGCACCAAAATCAGACGTGCCAGCCAAAACTAGCAATCAGCCTTCAATCGATTCGAGGATTATTGCGTATGGACAACAGAAAGCCGGAAAACGATAAGCAATGCTTGGACATGGGGTGCGAATATCATCCCAGCGGCTATCAGCGTCCGCATATTCATGTAATGACAAATAATGGTAGCTACGTTAGATTTATTATTGAGAAACCTAAAGAGAGGAGTGATCACAATGCCGATACCTGGGGATAATGGTAATCCGGTCAAAGAAAAGGCCGAACAAGAAAAGCGCATCCAAGATGTTGCGCAAACTGGCGCGTGCGTTCAAAAAGAAGTGACGCTTAATAAGCCAGCAGAGAAAGAGCAATCTATTTTTGGGAGAATATAATGTCAGACGTTTTTAGAAAAGAGTATCGACCAATAACAGAGTCTCAAAAAAGCTGGATAATTTCCTTCAAAGATCAAGCGGAAACTTTACATATTACTTTTGAATCTTGCTTGGATGCGTTAACGGAATCTGATAAAAGAATGATGGCTTTAGCTAAAACAAATTTAGAGCAAGCTGTTATGTGGGCAGTTAAGGCGATAACATAATGTCAAAAATGACCTCACAAGAAATAGATAACTTTTTAAGTTTAAAGTTAGCTGAATGTGAGCTAGCGATTGTTAAGCATATTAACGAAACCAATGAATTATTGGAAAAATCAGGCGCATTATTTGCAGGAGAAATCGATGAAAAAGAACGGCTATGATTACGATGAATGCTGCTACGAAGAAATGAGCAAGAAAGTCGGCGGTCAATCGCAACCTCAACCATACCACGAGGAGCCAATGCGCAATGAGTTTGAGAATAAGCGCTGGAATTCGAATGGGTATGATCAATCGGGAATGAAGGGCAAATAGGATGGATAACGAATACGATCAATCCAAAGTAGCATACGAAACAGCGCCCAAAGAAAAGAACACCAAGCGCCGTATGCCTGGAAGCGAGTCTCAATTCGGTGATGAAGATAAAACGATGCCGCAAGATTCGAAGATGTCACGACATAAGGAGCATCGCTAATGTCTATCAAATCAAAAACGCCTGGGATTGCTTCTGATATGCCGCTCTACTCTAAGCAGCGTGCGCCGATTTACAAAGGCAAGTCAAAAGGATTAAGTCCTAAGCGGGAAGATAAAGTTGATAATCTGTCGAAGTATGTTGAGGAAAATTTGGGTAAGGTTGATAAAAGAGGAGAATATCGCTAATGCCATTAGTATCTGGAAAAGAAGCTAAGACCGAAAAAGGTTTCGGTGAAAATGTTAAGCGTGAAATGGAAGCTGGTAAACCGCAGAAGCAAGCCTTGGCCATTGCTTATAGTGAAGCTGGCGAACACCGCAAGACACATAGACATCCAGCGCAGGCTAGGCACCGCGAGCATCGATAATTAAATATGTTTAGTTAACTTCGCTTTGAAGATAATGGAATCTTTAATTTCTTTTTCTAAAATCTTTCTAAACGATTCATCATTTAAAATACCTTCCAGGGTTTTATTTATAAATTCTTTTTTCTTTTCTTGGAACTTTTCTTTAATTAATTTTTCCATGTCTTTTTGAGCTAAAAATACAAAATGATTTCTTATTTCATCATCAATAGCCTTTTCCATCATATTTAAAATGACATTCATTGGCACTTTGTCAGGCGGATTTTTCTCTAATGCTTCAATTCTTTTCTCAAAACAAGCCACAAGTGTTGTTATATCTATTCTTGACATTATTCACCCTTATCTAATTTAAAATGCTCATAAAACGGCTTATCAGACACGCTAGGCTTGTCTTTATCTTCAAGGATAATCCGCTGTATCTGCTCGTTATCATCGACTGTTACCTTGGTCATGATCAAATCTTTCTTGATTAACTTGCCATACATCTTGTTAAATTCAGTTTGTTGTTGTGGAGTCAGCGTTTTCCAGAACAGGCGAGCTTGCGCGCGGGTCATCTTTGGTGATGATATGTGTTGATTCATTCGTTTGTCTCCACATATTTAATGGTAACAATAAATAGACCTCTTTCTTTTGGTGTAGGATTAAGTAATTCCGCGAGCGGATTGATAAGCGGATTTGTAAATCCTCGTACATCTTCAAGAATATTCGCAACTATATTAGCGCTGTCTTTATAAGCGCGATGTAATACGATGAAATCATTTTTAATTAGCTCATTCATTTGCACAAATCCTTATACATCCATTCAAATTCTTTCAACCTCTCATAGCACACACTATGCAGCAAAGCAGGCTCCTCAACGCCAGGCTTAAGCTTGACCTCGTTGATTGCCCATATCTGTTTGCTGCATTCTTTGCAGAGATATTCGGTCATTTTGGAACCTCGATCAGCTTGTTTTCTAACAAGCCAATTAAAAGTTTAGCTCGACAATTAGCTTCGGATTTATCCCAATACCAATGATGGGAATTAACTTCATTGCTGTCGCTATAAAAACACCAATATCCACCCTTTGACGATGTATGAGAGGTAAAATATAGTTCGTTGATATTTATTGGCAATAGTTCTCCCAGCTCTGCGACTGTGAAGGCTGCCCATTTAAAAGCATACATACCGTCTAATTCATCATGGGGAACGATAGAAATGTTGGTATTTTCACTCATAGTATAAACAAAATAGCTGTCCTGCTTGACCCCAAACTCTTTCAATTGCTTTGCTAACTCAAATGAACAAACTTGATCCTCTAATTTCATGCACGCTTACTCCATTTCAGCCATTCGACATAGCATTTGTAGCAATAGCAATTAATAATAGGGGCTAATACATCCCTGAAATAATTAGGTTGCCCAATATGGAAAGCCCGATCACTTCGCATACCAAAAAGATAGTTAAATTGAATACTAGCGATATAAAAGTCATTTTTCCTAAGCGCCGCACACAGCGACAATAACACTTCCAGCTCACTAAAATTGCGCACAGAGCAAATAATATCAATAGGGCTTTTTGGGTCATTGAAATACTCCATGTCTAATTCAACATTTTGTTGGCCGTCAGGGTATTTGATTATTTTGAAATGATGCTCTTGGTTGTGCTTGTAGATTAGTTTCATTTACGCCTCTTGTATGTTTTGTGTTTTGTATAGAATAAAGTAAAAATAAACGATGAAGCTTTAAAGCTTAAAAATACTATCAAAGATAAGATAATAATAATTAAAGCTAGTGGGATTGAATCAGTAGAAATAAGCGCAGGCAATACGATGCCTGACATTACGAATACCGTTATCAGAAAAATAAATAAAGAAAAAATTTTCCTATTCATTATGGCTCGCCTTTATATTGACAAAGGGCAGCGCTTGCGTTCCTGTCATAGTTGGCAGTTTTCCATCCCATCGTAAAATAGCCTGATAATTAACAAATTCTGGCGTTAAACTTTCAGCTAGTATTTTATTTGCTTTAGCTTGTGATTCCGCATTGATTAGGATTTGTTTGCCGCGTGCTTCAGCCTCTACAATTGTTTTTTGCGCTTCTGCTCGGCTGGTTGCCACTTCATTTTCCACTTTCATCGCATTTTGGGATGCCTGAATTTTTGCGTTAATGGAATTTATTACATTCGTAGGTAGCGCGAAAGAGCCGACCAAGTATATTTTATCCACTTCTATTCCCGTCTTTATCGCTTCCCGCTTCACGATTTCATTCACTTTTGCGATAAACTTTTCTTTATCTACACCATATATTTGCTCAACCGTCATTGTCGATGAGACTTCATTCATGGCATCCCGTACCATGTTATGCAAAAAAGTGTTTGTTATTTCTTCAATGCCTAAGCGATATTTAGTAAAGACCTTAACAACATTATCAGGTTGAATATTATAAGTAATACCTGCATCAGTACGAATAGATAAACCCTCGCTTGTTTGCATGGTAATAGCTTGTTCATCTTTCCACGAATAGTTCTGCAAAAAGGTCGGAAATAAATAAAGTTCACTATTCCAGCCAAGATAATAACGTCCAACGCCCACGGATTGCTCGCTGACACCTTTATCACTCCCATATAGATTAACGATAACGCCTCTGTAGCCCGCTGGTACTTTACTACAGCTAACAAGCGCGATTGTTGATAATATAACCGTTGTTTTTATCATCTTCTTGATCATTTTATTTCCCTTTATATCTAATATTTGTTTACCGTATGTTAACAATTGATTGTGTTGACCTCAAGTATTATTTCGGGGATTGGTGAAGTTTTAGATAGGCGATCGCGGTTTCTAGGGTTTCGATAGAGTCATCGAAATGACCAAGACCAGTGTTGCAATGATGGCATAATAGTCCTCTTATTTTAATTATTCCGTTTTCTTCACTTAAATGACAGTGATCAAGCGCTAATCTTTTGGTTTCTTTGTTTCGCTTTGAGTTTGTGCTTTTTGACGTTTCCGGTTTTTTGCAAATAGCGCATTTTCCATCTTGTTTTTCAAATAATTCATTATATTTTTTTGCAAATATTACCGTCCTATGACGAGATGGATTTCTTTCTTGGTATCTATAATTACTGGATTTTCGGCATTCTTTACATTGAGGCCAATGTTTACCGTTTGATGTATTGAAATAAATTTTTTCTTCGGTTAAGTGTCCGTGAATTTTGCAATCTTTTACAATTCCCTCTGGAAGATACCGCCTTACCTTTATTGGTAAATCATATGCGCCATATCTTTCGTATCTCGTTTTGTGCATTCCGCAAGTGCTATTGCGGGAATATCTTTTCTTAATGCAGCCTTCTATTTTGCATATTTCACCATATATTTTGGATTTACTCATTTATCCCCTATTGATAACTCAATTATTTGAGAGCATAATTTACTCAAGTGCGAATGTAATAATGACAGCCCCACTTCTGTCAAATAGGTGCGAAATTCGCTGCCCACTTCAGCAATGTAAAAAAATGACCGTCCATATCGGACTTTTGTTTCATCATTGCGGAGTATACCATCATGAGCTTTTCGGGCAATAGCTTTAACACTACACAATATATCTTGGACGAAACATTCGTTCGCTTCATAAACTACCTAAACTTCGCCAAAGTTGCCAATCGCAATTTAGAAGGTGATTTTAAAGGCTTAAAATACGCAACTGGCCAAACTATTAACTATCGTTTAGAAGAAAGATATCTAGGCGGCTACGGTGCAACGGCTACCTCTGAGGCTCGCGTCCAAGTTGTCAGGCCATTAACCATTGATACTCAGTTTCACACTATGGTCGAATTCTCTGGTTTTGAGCTGACTTTCGACCGCGCACGCGATCAACCATATCTTGATATGATGTTGAATCCACGCGCTAAGCGCTTGGCTAATATGGTCGAGCAGTTTATTGCGTCAACCAACTTCCAGACTTCCGTATATCAAGCATACGGTACTCCTGGTGTTGCCATTGATCAAAATACCGTGTTCCAAACTGACGCTTACATGACTCAATTGGCGATCCCTGAAGATGGCAACCGCTATTGGGCGAACCCGCCAGCCGTATCTGCTACCTTGACCAATGCACTGTTCAATGTGTTTAACGCTACTGTTAACCGTGGCGCATTGCTCGATGGCTTTGTCGGTCACTTGTCTGGCTTTGATTTCTTCAAAACCAACTTTTTACAAAGACAAATTGCTGGCGTGACAGGCGCAACAGGTGGTACTCCTCCGACTGGTTATAGCGCTGCTGGCGTTGTGACCAATGGCCCCATTACTGGTGGTAATACCATTGTAGTTTCAGGCTGGACAGCATCAACGGGCGCATTAAATGTTGGTGACACCATTACTATTGACGCCGCTTCGGGTGTGTTTATGGTCAACCCATTGACTTATGAACCTTTGGCGCAAACCGCGCAATTCGTGGTGACAGCTCCGGTTGTTGCCGATAGTGGTGGCAATGCAACCATCAGTGTTAACCCAACCATTGTTATTAGTGGCGCTCGTCAAAATATCTCTGCTGCAATTCCAAATGGTGCGCAGCTATATAGAGCAAATAGCCATAATGTTTCGATGGCCTTTCATAACCAGGCAATCGTTTTTGCCGCTCCTCCAATCAAAGAATTGAAGGGTGGTGTTGAAGCTGTTACTTCATATAGTGACTTGTACAAAATGGCTATGACTTACTCGTTAGGTGCTGATATCCGCAACTATGTGCAATTAGATCGTATTGACATAATCGCAGGTGTTGCAATCAATCCAGAGTTTGCCGTGATCGTTATGTCTTAATGTCGCATTGGCCGTCCGTCTCACCCACTGACGGCCTTTTTTTGAGGTAAGCATGAATCAATTGAAAAGTTCAGCGGGCTTGCAAAGCAAGGTCGTGAATATCAAGAAAGAAGACCAATTTGAGTATTTAGGACGCTGGGTGAATAAAAGCACTTTCCGGGCGTTTGTTTATGATAGAGAAGGCAACGAAACACTAGCCAGTTCGTATGAAAATTACGAAAAGTTAATCTCAAGCGGCATTTGGTTCGCGGTTAAACCTGAGGTTTCCATCAAGAGGAAACAGAAAGATGGCGCAAACAGTTAACGAGTTTTTGCAAGATTCGTATCAGCTCATCAGCGCGAACAGTCCGACTGTGCCGTTATATGGGAATGATGCTAGCAAGGGTTTGCAGATATTAAATGAGCTAATTGCATTTTATGGCTCAAGTTCTTTGCTGCTGCCTATTGCCAGAAAAATAAATTTTACGCTTCCGATTGGTCAACTGTTTGTGACATTTGCAGATGCGGCGCATATTCCTGCGCCCAACGTAGCGCAAGGCAGATTAACTAATTTAGAGCGAGCATGGCTATCATTGGACGGCGTAGATTATCCGCTAATCAATGAAGATCGCGGGGTCTTTTTTGGTAGTTATAAATATTTCCCTCAACTTGGCTTGCCTCGTTTTGTGATTATCACTAATGATTTAGACGTGACAACCATGCAATTTTATCCAGGGCCATCGCAGCAATATGAGGTATGGGTGTATGGCAAGTTTGCACTACCTACCTTGACGCTAACATCATTAATGTCTTTATTGCCCGCTTATTCACAACGATTCTTTAAATTCGCTGTGGCGAGGGATTTGGCATATTACAAGGGTCGATCATCGGCTTGGACTGAAAAGCTAGAGGCGATGTATCAAGAAATGGTTGACCAGATTGAATCTGTCTCAACGATAGATTTAGCAATAGACACGGCTGATGAAAGCTATCTAAACGGTTCATGGCGATTGAGGGCAGGAATCTGAGCCGGTATTGTAGCGTTATAGCTGCGGTTCTACCCAATAGAATTTGGAAAATTAAATAATGTTTTCAGGAAAAGAAGATTTTAAAATAGAAACCCTCCCCATTGTAGGTGGTTACAATGTGCAGCGTTTCACGCAATTTTCGCCTGAGGATTCTGCCAATTGGACGGTTTATAAAGCCAAGAATGCCAAGAAAGAGTATGCCATGTATCCGACTTTAGGTCGGGCGCATATAAAACACAATGGCATTAATCAATTTATTTATGGTTCACAGCCTAGATCGGTGTTTAAGAGTATTAAATTTCACTATGCGATTGATGGCAATTCTATTTATCGAGTGGATGATCAATATAATAAAATTCAGATTTCAGGTTCTCAGGTCACGACTATCGCAGGCACGATGTATTTTGCTTATCTGGTGGTGAATGCTTTAGTTTTTGCTTGTTTTGTTGACGGCCAGAATATTTATGTCTATCAAGAAGACACGGGCGTGCCAGGCAATACAGGAGCATTTTTCACAGTTACCGACCCAAATGCACCTGGTAGATTTACAGTGAATGGAATGCAAACTAAGCCTGGCTATATTGCGGCGTTTGGCAATCGCATTGTTGTGTCAGTTGCAAATAGCTCGCAGTTCGTTTTGTCAGTCATTAATTTATTGAGCAATGGCGTATTTAATCCTGCCACTTGCTTTACAGGGGCGACTGGCCAGATATTCGCGCAAGAAGACGGCATTATTCGTCAAATGGGTGTCTTGAATAATACGCTTTATATTTTTACTGATTTCATTACGGGCGTTTGGTCGAATATTGCCGCTGTCTTTCCTGTGACGGGCGTTTCATTTCCCTGGAAAAAGAACTCAACTTATAATTGGAATTTTGGAATTGCCAACCCGAAATCATTAGATATTGATTTTGGCTTAATGGTTTTCTTGGCGCAAAACAGCGATGGTTTATTGCAATTCATGAAAAGTAATGGCGGGCAACCTGAAAAAATAAGTGATGAGGCAATCGATGTATTATTGCAGCGTTATGTAAATAGATTAGGTAATGATAATCCATTTTTAGTTGAAAACTCAAATGGGTTTTTATTCCAATACGAGAATAAAATACTTTACCGCATGTCGGGTGGCGATTATGTTGATTATCAGATTTTAGATCAAGAACAAGATGCAAATTCTATTGAATTTGATTTTGATACTGAAACCTGGCATCGAGTTATTGAATTAAATGGCAATAGAAACCGCGTACAGTTGCATGTTTATTTTAACAATATGCACTTAGTAACTGTAACAGGCGATAACACTATATATAATATGTCAGGTGATTATTACTATAACGAAATAAGAAATCCCAATCAGCCAGACGGCCAAGCGGCTGATGCTTATTTAGCTTATCCATTCCGCTATGAGCGAAATACGCCGATCATTTATGAGAAAGATTATTCAGAATTTGAAACCGAATATGCGCAAATTGATTTTGTATTTGGTCAAAGTATTTTGAATTATTCGGTATCGCCATTTTTGAATGCGGTGTTTATTGTTAGTGAGCAATCAACGCCGAGCGCTCCTATCTATATTATTGATGAGCAATTAGATGCTAGCGGTCAACCTGTTTTCATGCTCACAGAAAATAGCAATACACCTATGATCACGGATTTGATTTATAACTATTTGCTAAATCCTAGCATTATGCTGTATTGGTCAGATGATGGCGGCGTGTCATTTAATTCAGCCGATAACTTACAGTTTTCGCAAATGGGGGTTTATCAGTGGCGTATGCGCTGGTATCAGCTCGGATGTTCGCGCAATAGGGTTTATCGATTGGTGTGCGTCAGTTTTGTTCCGATTGTGATTTTGGGCGCTGTAATGAATGTTAGGAGGGTGAGCGGTGGCGCAAATTAATTTTGAACCTCTTGACCCACCTATCATTGAGCAAACGCAATTTGGCGATGACATGAATCGCTGGATAACAAATATCGTTGACATTATCAACGCGAATTTTACAACCGTTAGCAATGCGTTAGTGAGTTTGATAGCAGTTGGTCAAATAGATGTTGGCGGTTCGGGTGCAGGCCCTATTACGGTGACCGTAGCAGGATTAAATAGTAGTAATTTTGTTAATGTTACGCTAATTAGTTCGAGTAATTCGGTTAGTGTCGCATTAGTGACGGCGATAACAAATGGCTTTAATATAACATTTAGTGCTGACCCTGGTGCATCCGCAGTGATTGCTTACCAGGCGTTTACATCGCAGCCACAGTAGGAGTTTAGCAATGGGTATTTTTGACAGCATTGAAAATGGTATTGAAAAATTTACTCCTGGCGGCGGGATGATGCACAGCTTTTTGCATCCAGAGGAAGGTTATCAAGAAGCACAAAAAGCCACTGAAAAAGGATGGAATGAAGCTAAAGGATTCGGCACGCCTTATTGGCAGCATGGCTTAGATACTTATGAAGGCTTGAAGAAAGCATTTGAATCACTACTAAATCCTGAAAAGTTAGAGAATGATTGGGCGAGTGGTTATGAGAAATCACCTTATGCACGTCAAGAGTTAGCAGAAAATCAAGAGAATGGTTTGAACGCTGCAAGTAGCATGGGATTGATGGGAAGTAGCGGCGCTTTGGGTAATATTCAAAAAGGTGCTGGTAATATTGTTGCGGCTGATAGACAGAATTATTTAAGAGATATAATGGAAAAATACATGCAGGGTATTGGTTTGGGCGGTAATATTTATGGAACTGGCGCGAGTATGGGTGCGCACCTAGGCGATTTAGCAACGCGTGCAGGCGAAAATCAAGCGGGTTTACGTTTTGGCGCTAAGAATGCGCCTGGTGAATTATTAGGACATTTACTAGGGGGCGCTACTTCGGCCGCATCTAATATGGCGGCTCCTGGAAGTGGCAGCTTAATGGGGAATACTAATCAATTTAACGTGGGAGGGGGTTAATCATGCCTGTCACTGGCCCGATCCCATTACCAGGCGCGCCTGGCGAATCTTTTTTAAAAGGTGCATCCGGTGTTCAATCACTTTTTGATTCAATGGCGCAAAATAGATTGCATCAAGCTCAAGCACGCAAGTCAGATGTATTGAGTCAGTTACTAGAAGGTTTGCAATCTCAAGGGGGCGGTATTCCTGGCGGTCAATCGGATATCAATAAAGCTATTTTAGCATCAAGTATGCTAGGCATTAAACCAGTTGAAGCGAATGGAAAAATATATACCGGATTTGGAACTTTCGATATTAATGAAAGCGCACAGCAAAAAAGAGAGGGCGAAACTAATCAAGCGTTGAAGCAAAAAGTAGCTGAAACGAATTTAAAAACGGCTGGCGATTATGAAAAACACGCATTATCTTTAAAGAATTTAGATGATATTTATGGAGAGATGGATAAACTTTTAAAGAAAAATCCTAGCTTAACTGGGAAATTGAAGGGCGGCCTAGCAAAACTAGACCTTTCCAGTGATCCAGATTTAGCGGCTTTTCAAGAATTAACTACTAAAGCCCAAGGTGAACTTGCAAAATTAGCGGCTGGTTCTAAAACAGGTATAGGTTCTATCAATTGGGTAGCCACTGGTAAACCAGGAATTAGCAAACCTGGAAATTATAATATCGGAATGATTAATCAAAGCCGAAAAGATATCCGAAAAGAACATGAGTTAATGAGGAAATTATATAAAAAGACTTCTGGTAATGAGTTAGATATCAATTTATCGCCTACTGGCGAAGATGAAAAAAATGATTTAGATAAAATGGCGCAAGATGCTATTGCGCAAGGTGCGCCACGCGAAGCTGTAATGCAGGAATTAGCTAGAATAAAAGCGGAAGGGGTAAAATAATGTCCTCTAATCGAAATCCATTCGCTCATTTAATACCGCAAACCAATAGTGGTATTGTTGGACTAGAAGATGACGATTCGGATATCGACTATTGGAAAAATAGAGGAAAATCCCAAGCTGATCGCAATAGAAAGATTTATGCTAATGCTGGCAATCCAAATCCTATTCAGTCAGAAACGCCACAAAATGCACCGATGCAAAATCAAAATCCTTTCAGTCATTTGATACCAAAAAATGCGGGAATGACTAATCAGGCAGCCACAAATCAAGCGCCTGAAAATATGCCAACTTGGTTAAAGGCTTTATTAAAATTGCCTGTTGAATTAGGTAGACCAGACCGCGAAGCCATACCGGAAAGATTAGCGGCGACAGGTCGCGGATTTCACAATGTTGGCAAAGGATTAAAGCAACTTTATTTAGAGGCTTTTGGGGGTCAAAATGAGGCGGCTGACTATACCAGGCAGCAAGAAGCGGAAACGAAATCCTGGGAAAAAACACCTGCTGGTAAAAATCCATTTAATCAGATTTATACAAGTGGCGCTGAAGCGACTCCTGGCTTATTGCCGATTGGTGGGGTCGCTGGTATGGCTGGCAAGGGGTTGTTAAAGCAGATGCTTGCTGGTGCAGCCGGAACAGGCGCTCTTGCTGGCACGCAATATGTGCCGCCTGGTGAAGATCGAGGAGCAAACGTACTCGAGGGCGCAACAGTGGGAGCCTTAGTTCCCGCCGCCTT